ACCGAATCCACCTTTAATGCCTTGCCCCTGCTCTCCCTCCAGTACCAGGAATGCGAGATTCAGGTCATCTTCAATCCCATTAACACTCTGTATCAGGTGAATGATGCCAGTGGCAACCGGGTCGCCCCCGGCTACTATCAGGTACCGGCAAGTCCGGCAGAACCCGGCAATGTCAGTTATGTGACCTCCAATTCTCCCTATGACAACATTGGCAACTTTCTAACGGACGTTGGCTATCCCATTCCTCTTATTCCGACCTGGCCCCTCAATCCCAGAATCACCTCCACCTATGTCTATTTAACGGACGAGGAACGCACCAAGTTTGCTGCCACACCCCTCCAGTATCTTGTCCGACAGGTCACCCTCTACGACTTCCAGAACATCACCAATCGGCAGTTCCTAGAACTCAAAACGCATAATCCAATTAATCGCTTGTTTATTGTTCCTTACCGGTCGGATTCCCTCCCCTTCCGAAACGATGTGGCGAACTGGTCCAACTGGCTCAATCCGGCTCAGGCCCCCTGGGTTGCCCCGCAACAATCCTATCCCACCTATATTCTGACAGGAGAGGCCACCGGTCAACTGATTCAAGTGGCAGGACAACAACCCATTGTCCAAAGCTTACGGGTTCTGGGGGACGGCAATGAACTCCAGGAGGAGAAGCCCATTTCCTATTTTACGGACGTGGTGCCCTGGAAGTATCTCACAGGGAATCCGGATCCCAACATCACGGTCTATCCTTTTGGCCTTCATAGTCCAAATACCCAGCCCGATGGCACCTTGAATGCTAGTCGGGTTCGTCTCCTTCAAGTGGACTTGAATCCCTATCCTCTTCTCGCCACAACGAATTACACCTATGAGGTCTATATTTATGTGGAGAACCTTAATTGGGTGACAGTGGGGTCCGGGTTGGGTGGACTCAAGTATGCGCTATAAGTTCCTTAGAAAGTGTGGTTCTGCTATCATGATATACTGTTATATAATAGGGTGTATCATGCTAGACAAGTTAATGAGTGGCACAGTAGGATTTGTACAAGACAATCTAAAAATAATTGGCAATTCCTATCCTGTTACCTTTATGAACGAGAAAGTTCGTGATATGATTGGGTGGAAAAAATCAGAGGAAACGGAGGAAATCGATGATGAACTGATTACAGATACCTTTAATGATTCCCCGACTTCTAAGCCAGGTGATTATATTTCAATTTATTCTATGTTTGACCGCACGTTTAAAGGTGAGAGACTGTCATTTTATCGATGGTTTTTATGTCTAGTTGGAATATTTATAACTGGATTTGTGATCCTTATGGTAACTAACAATATGATTATGTTACCAATGTCTGTCCGATTATTTATAACACTTTATATTCTCAATCTTGGTCTCTATACTGATTTTACAAGGCTCAATATGATTTATTATATTTTATTCGGGTATTTTGGCATCTTTCTATACCGTGCCTATTTACGAACAATGGATCCTAACGTATTAATTGTACCTTTTTACACATACGGTTATTTGCCTTTGAGAACAGCAAAAGGAAATTGGACAGATTCTATAAATAGCTTCTGGCTCTATTTACATGGGGGAGCAGGAGGACAAGATTATAATGAGATTGTGCGTTCTACAGAGGATTATATGATTGCCCAGAAGGCGTCCTTTCCTGACTATGATGCGCTAGAGAAGCAATTCAACTTGAAACCACTCTATGACAAGTTTGAGGACCATTTAATTAATATAAATCTACCTGGATTTATACCACCTCCCCCTCCTGTCTCCCCTGCGAACATAGGAAAGGCAAAAGATAACATTGTTGCGGCGACGAAAGTTACATCAATTATTGCTGCGAAACAATCTATAGATATGGCTAAAGCGGCATTGGATATGACCTCTAGTCCTATAGAGAAACCGTCACAGCAGTCACAGCAGTCACAGCAGTCACAGCAGTCACAGCAGTCACAGCAGTCACAGCAGTCACAGCAGTCACAGCAGTCACAGCAGTCACAGCAGTCACAGTCAGAGGTACCCGCTATTAAGACTCCCTCTTCTAAAGCACCTTCAATGAATAAAATAGTACAAAATGCGCAATCAATCACTGGTATAGCAGGAGAGGTTGAATCCATTTCCAAGAATTTGAAGCGTATTAAGGCAGTTTCAGATGCGGCAACGACAGTAGGAATGGCAGTAAAAGAAACAGGAACCTAAACCTATTGCGACTTAATACCCTAAAATCATGAAACCCTTTGTATCCGTTCTAACCCCCACCTATAATCGCCGCAAGTTTATACCGACGGCCATTGCCATTTACAAGAGCCAGACCTATCCCAAGGACCGCATGGAGTGGGTCATTGTAGATGATGGGTCAGATAAGATAGGAGACCTAATTGCCGAGGCGGCCAAGACCATTCCGAATATCAAGTATATTTCGCTCAATGAGAAATTATTGATTGGCCAGAAGCGCAACCTGTTGAATGACAATGCCAAGGGGGACATCATGATTGCCATGGACGATGATGATTTCTATCCACCAGAACGAGTATCACATGTGGTTATGAAATTTACCCAGAATCCCAAGATTCAACTTGCGGGGTCCTCGGAAATGTACCTGTATTTTAGGAGCGATGGGGGCATTGTCAAGGCAGGCCCCTATAATCCGAATCACTGTACCAATGGCACTATGGCCTACAGGCGACCCTACATGTTGAGCCATCGCTATGATGAGACGCAGACGCATGCGGAGGAGAAGTCCTTCCTCGATGATTACAAGAATCCCATGATTCAACTGGACCCGTTTAAGACCATTCTGGTGATGTGCCACGCCGACAATACCTTCGACAAGAACGGTTTGAGAACGGGAAACAATCCGACCTTGAAGGAGACCTCCATGAAGATAAAAAGTTTTATCGCAGATAAGGCCTTGCGAGATTTCTTTGTATCATGTTAAGACCGTCGTGTCTTCTTACGCCGAGACACTTTGCGCTTCTTGGAACCACCCTTTAATTTTTTCTCTAGAATCGCAATATTGGCCGCATTCTTTGGACGGCCCATCCGACGCTTCCAGTTCAGCAATATCTTTGGATCAAAGACTAAATGGCCATTCTCATCTTTTTGAAACCCCTTTTTAGCATTTACCGCTTTCCTTGAGAATTCATTGATGGGTATACCGATAGTATCAGGGGTACTAAATATTTCAATTTCATATTTATCATTTTCATTTTTCCCAACAATTGTAATTGCGTATTGTGGTGTTACGACTCCAGAACCACCCTTATACCCCTCATCAATGAGTCCAACACCTGTAGCAGCCAAGGGGCGCAGCTTATCAAATTGGTCGGGACGCATGGCAACATCCAGATCCGTAATGGAACGCCCCTCATGTTCACGCTCTTTCCGAATTGCATAAGAGCCAAGAATATAATATGTCTCAGGGGCAATGCCGGAAATTTTAATTATATACGCCAATAGGTCGGATAGTTTGGCATATTTGGGTTTTGAAGACGATATGATACGGGATATTTCACTTGGGTCCATTTACTTATATAGTTTAAAAATAAATACAGGTCACTATGTTTTATAGGTAAAGGAAATGTGCTGATCTTTCGGGACATGTGGATTTATAAAGGGATTGTTGGACCCTTTGACTGTAAGTTTAGGGGGCGGTAAATGAACTAGTTGGGGTTGTTTGTCAATCTGTACATGCCGGTTCTCCTCCTCAATACAACCGCAACACCGAAATACATTATACCAACAGCATCCCTGTGCGATACATTGACACAAGCCAGCTACTACGAACTGCATAATGAATTATTGTTGTTCAATAATTCATTATATAATCATTCAAAATTTTTATAATATCACCTAAAGGATTTCCCTTCTTTCCCCCTATGGAAAGTTCGCTCTATGAACAATTAAATCTGATTAACAAAACCTTCGGATATTCCATAGAAGAAAAGCAAGGAGCCTTTATAAACACCTTTGTTCCGCTCATCAAAGATGGTACCCTGCCCTTCTTGAAAACGGCCCTTCTGCCACATCAGATTCGTTCTGTGATGGCCATGATTCTTCATTTTTATCAAATGTCGTTTGGACACATGGTAGAAGACCAATTATTATCAGGGAAATTAGGAATCTTGGCGGACAGTCCAGGGTCAGGCAAGACGCTGACCACTCTCGGCTATTTGAGTGTTCTGAACAATGTTGCCATGCGCCGTGAGATTCAAGAGACCCTTGGATTAAAACCCACCTATCCCTTTGCCTTTCGGGGAGATCTCAATTCCAATTCCAATCGCATCTTTTCCAGTCACCAAATTGTCCGTCATTCCGATATCTCGTCTATGAATGTGGTCATTGTTCCCCCTCATTTATTAGACCACTGGACCACACAAATTAGAACGCATACCACCTTTCAGCCCTTTATTATAGACAAACCTCGTATTCTGAGAAATCGTACCACCGTAGATGGCGTTCTCAATAGCCCTTTTGTTCTCGTCACAAGTCGCATGTACCGTGAATTTCATGATTGGTCAGTCAATAACTTCCTTCAATGGAATCACGTCTTTATAGACGAGGCCACGACCATTGTTCTGCCACAAAATACAGTTGTTCCCCAATTCAAATTTCTCTGGCTCATCACAAATGAATGGACCCATTTTATGTTTCGCAATCAGTATATTTTCCCCCATAATCTTCATCATATCAAAGACCGCTTCCAGTTACATCCTGATTGTAATACATGGCTCGCAGATATTTATAAGAATGAGGTCCAAGTTAGCACGATGGTAGAATCGGGGCCCTTCTTCAAGACGCTGATTCCATGGACCCATCCCTGTCGGTATTCTATGGTGCTTCGGAATCGGAACACGATTCACTATCCGTCTTTAGAGGAGGTATCCTATGACTGTGCGGCGTCCTATACCCTTGCGAGTCTGCCCAAGAGCATTATAGGGAATAATTATGCGGGGCTCACCCACGATAAAATGCCGACGCTTTTTAAGGCGCTGGGACTCAGTACCTATTCACAGGAACTGATTCTGGTTCACCATGGATCACGAAAGACATTGATTGAGAGCAACTGGAACAATGAGTGCTGTATTTGTCTGGAGCCGACCCAGACCAAAACGCTGGTCCCCTGCTGTATGAATATGTTCTGCGGAGCCTGTATTTTGCGTCAGATTCTGACGCAGGTACAGAGTCAATGTCCCACCTGTAGAAGCCCGTTGTATCTTCCCTCTTTATTGCCGATTGCCGATGCCAGTGGAAATCAAGCCCCCATGCTTCTGACAAAACAGGAACAGGTGGTCGCCTATCTTCGGTCAAGGAAGGACCAGAGTCATATTCTCTATACGCCCTTTGAGAACACCTATTATCAGATTTCCATGGATCTTACAAATGCGGGACTCACCTGTGAACGATTAGATACCCGGATTCACCAGAATAATCAGGTGTTTGACCGGTTCCAGAAGGGAATCACCAAAATCATGTTTGTATCGAATGCGGACTATATACGGGGTATCAGCCTTACGAAGGCATCTTCCCTCCTCTTTTTTTCGGATGCGCCGTCGTACGAGAAGCAACAGATGCTGATTCACTCGGTATTACGACTAAATTTACAGGAACAGCCGCAACAACAGCAGCAACTGACGGTAGTGCGACTGAAGTCTGTGTTGTAGGTACGACAATAGTCGCACCTACTAAAGGCAGTAAAGGCAATCCCAGCGTATCCTTCAATTTCCCCGTTTGGTAGGTGGCCCACTGGGTCACGCACCGAAAGGGTATATCCATGTCATTGGACACACGGTTCATCTCCTTCCAGGAATTGAAGAGGGCCGACTGCTTTGTGAGAACCTGGGTATAGACCAGTTCATGAAGATCCGGAATCTTATCGGGTTTCTCATAGGCTTGAAGAATCTGATTGGGATACTTGAGTTTCAAATGATAGGACAGGGGTAACAGGTTCCAGCATTGATGGAAGAAGGCCCAGAAATCAGCACGATCCGACCACCGAATATATTCCAGAATCTGTTCATACATTTTATAGTTCGCTCCCTTTTCCAGGTACAGCGGGAGATTCTGGTGAAAGAGCAGGCCGGCGAGATTGGCGTCCTTGGTTTCCAGATCCAATTCATCCGAGGGTCCCCATTCTTCAAAGAGGGTGAACCAGGCGGCGCGAATAGCCACATGGACATTCTTGTCCAAGTCATCCTGTTTATTTTTTTCATAGGCGTCCTTGGTCGAATCACAGAGAAGCCCTTGGCTGACCTTGCGGATATCCCCCAGTTTATAGAGAGATTCGGATATGGGCTGTTTATAGAAGGTGTCCAGAGCCGCCTTCTTGGGCATGGCCACATACTTCACAGAACAGTACTTCAGCAATTGCTGCATCACACGCCCCTCCATCACATTACAAATGAGGAAGAGGGGAGCATCATCCTTGAAGGGCCGTTTGGATTTCAGATATTCCAGGAGTTCCTGGAGGCCCCCCTTTTCTCCTTGACTAAGACCGTCCATTTCATCTAACAAAATGGCGCGTCCATTGGGAGTGGAAGGATGAATCAGGGAACTGATTCCGGGTTCGGTCAGAAGAGGGAGAATGGTTTGACGAAAGGAACTGCCGGTGCGTGTATGGGAGGCGTTGAATTCCTGGATCCAGTATTTGGCAATTTTACAGACACGGTAGACCATGGTGGTCTTGCCGATTCCGGGACTTCCAATCAGCAAAAAGGCAGGAGGCACCTTCGTCTCGGAATGCCGGTTTTTAAGCCAGGTCACCATGGCTTCTTCAATCTCAGGATGAAGACATGCTGTTTCTTGTTCGGCTTGACTAGTACGCATTGCGTATAAGGGTAATTGGTTCTTAGGTGGTTATGTGTTTTAGGCGCCTGTGGTGGGGCAGTTTGAAGATGCCCCAGGAACCACAGACGCCCCTGTGCTATCTGGGCTAAAGCAGGTTTCCCCATCACTGACTCCTTCCCAGGTCAGACCGGCGGTAATGACACGCTGGCATAGGGCGGCACGCGTTTCCCCTGGCTTCAATCGGAAGAAACGGGGATCATTGGGATTGACAATCTTATCTCCCTTCTTGAGAAGTGCGATACCCCCATTACGACTGACGCCGATGGTGTCTACGCAGCCTTTGGTACTTCCTTGGGGTGCCTTGATAGTGTAGGCGGTCAGATAATCCGGACAGGCGTTAATTGCGGGAGGCCATGCTATCGTCTTGTTCTGGTAGATGCCGTCGGGGCCGAACCATCGCAGACCGTAGACTATAAAGATGAGAATGGAGAGGGGGAGGAAAATAAGAACACTAATATATTCTTGGTTGGACCCAAAATATAGGGAACCGCCCCCGATTATAAGAATGGCTGCCACAATAAATATAACTTGTGACATATTGAAGGCCATCGGACACTCTATGTTGTTGTTGGAAAATAGTGTAAGAGTGAACTTCCTATCCATAACGAACGAGTCCCTGTGCCAATCCTAATCCTCTGGCTCCTGTCTCAAAGTAAAACACGCCGAAACTGGAATCCTGGAGCACCTGAGATGACAGTTTTCCTATTACCCCTTCATTGGAAGCCTGCCATGTACCTGCCGTGGCATTCGAGGATGTCCAGCCATTGGTATTAAGAATAAGATACTGGGCACGACGGAAGGTTCGGCCGGATGAGATGAGTGTCTTGCCCATATCCCGAAAGAGGGAGAGAGTGCCTGAGGCATCCAGAGTGGCCGGTGTGACATTGGATACTGTGAAATTGCCCGCAGCCGCTCCCGATACATAGGTGGCAGTACTGCTTACTGCGTCCGCGTTAAATACATTTAAATTTAGCGAAGTATTATTAATCGGTATAAAATATTGATTGTCGTTGGGTATTTGTTTTAAAAATCTAGATATAGACGACATCCCTGTAGTTGTATGAGAATATTTAATAGTTTGTATAGTTTCTTGAGTTAGTATATTAAATCAAGAAACTTAAGTGAGTTAAGTAGCACACAGATACCGTAGTAACTGAATACCTACGCAAGCGTAGGTACTTAACCGTACCTGACCAAGCCCTGGGCAAGACCCAGACCACGAGAACCAGACTCGAAGTAGAAGACGCCGAAGGAGGACGCCTGGAGAGCGTTGGTGCTGACATTGCCTGAGATACCCTCGACGGAAGGCTTCCAGACACCGGGCGTACCAGAGGTGGAAGA